CAAGGAGACTACCCTTAAAGAATTCCATGAATCTCTAGCAATTGATATTCCTGATAATGATCTTTCCATGTTCATTATACCTGGTAAGCTGAAGACTTTCCCAAATATAGTTAAACACTTTATTAAGGAAGATCAACTGCCTACAAAGTATATTGATGTCATGATAGTTTGTGCCAATGAGAATAAAGGCTATGTTTGCCATGATACCGAAGCTATCATGAGTCCTGAATCCATGTGTTATGTTAACAATCATGGAGATAAGTTTACCGTGAAGCGGAACTTCTCCTACCGTGCTGATACAGTACCTGGAGATTGTGGTAGTACGATTTTTGCCAAAGAACTCAATTTTTACCCATCACCCATTTTAGGATTCCATATTGCTGCTACTCGTAATGTAGAAACTATGGGTTTTTCTAACGTTTTGACACGTGAAGTCATTGAGGAATGTTTATCTAGTATAGACAACCTTGAGAAGGCTTCACCTCCTATTACGTCGTTCAAATACGTAAAAGAAACTCATAAGGAAAACATTTACTCAGAGTTCAGAATGGCTTCATCCACCACGTTACCTTTGGGCATGGCTACTAGCTCTGTCCTGCGTAAGACGCCGCATATTTTCGGCGTCTTTGGTGAACCTACTGTTGAACCTGCAGTTTTACATCCTTATGTTATTGATGGTGTACGAGTCGATCCTCTTGAGCAAGCCACGCTTAAGTATCAGCAACCAGCCCCGCACATTCCCCGCGAATTATTATTAGCGGTCACTGAAGATCTTATAGATGAAATCATTAGTAATAGTGATAAGTTTGAGTACCGTACCCTAAGCTTTGAAGAAGCTGTTGAGGGTGTCCCTGACGTCAAATATATAGACAGCATTTCTCGTAAGACGAGTGCTGGATATCCCTATTGCAAACTCAAGCCTCATGGAGATCGAGGTAAACAAGGCCTTTTTGGAAAGATTGGTACTTATGAATTTACCTCTGACGACGCACTTAAACTTAAAGC